GCCGAGGCTGGTGTGGAGTTCGACATTGTGAACGAGTCACCGAATGGGAAGTTAAGTCTGAAGTACGGCAATCTGGTGATGCCGCTTATCAAGGCGGTGCAGGAGTTGAGCGCACGGGTGAAGACGTTGGAGGCGTAAAGAATTTTGTTATGGCTGAAGAAGCAACACAAACAGAGAAGCAGACCGTTTCAATTAACGGTGAGGAGCATAACGTAGCCGATCTCTCGCAGGAGCAGATTGGGCTACTCAACCAAGTGGTCGATCTTGACAACAAGATTAGGCCGATCCTGTTCAATCTGGCGCAGGCTAACGGGGGGCGCTCATACTTTATGAGCCTTCTCACCGCGAGCCTTAATGCGGATGAGAAGCCGGAGGAAGACGCGGTTACGATGAGTGACTAGGCGCAACAGGCAAAGGGAGATTAAACGCTGTGTTCGGCTTGGTCACGTTTGACGATATGAAGGTGGCGTTTGCCTCGGTGGCGGGGCTTGGGAACTGGCTGGTTGAGATGGAGCTGGTGCTTCAGATTACAATATCGTTGGCCAGCTTGTTCTATATTGTGCTAAAGATAAGGGAGCAGCTGGCGAGGAACCGGCGGCGAAAGAAGTGAACTATTGTTATGTTATCTGGTAAAAAGACCTATATGATGGCAGCTGGGAGTGTTCTCACAGCTGTGGGGGCATACCTCTCTGGCGAGCTGGAGCTGGGTATGATGCTGAACCTCGTAATCACCAGCCTGCTGGCTGTGTTTTTGAGGAAAGGCATCAAGTCCGACACGGGCGCAGCTGAAGCTACAGCTGTAGCTGTGGAGCCTGCCCCGACCCCCAAGGGTTGACGTGTGGGGCTGGATCAAGCTGCTGTTCTCATCGGTCGGCGACATCCGTGCGTTGCTGGAGCGACTGCTTGGGGTTGCGAAGAACGTGTCTGCAAATGCGAGACGAAAGGATAAGGACGCTGGCGTGGATGACGCTATTGCTGCTGCCCTTGGTGAGCAGCTGCACGACGGTGACTCTGAACAACAGCCAAAGGCTGATTGAGCGCCACCCCCAAGGCTTCAAAGACGCGGTTCGCGCTTCCACCAACTCGGTGGTGTTCGTTCGTGACGCGCTCAAGACGATCAATCGGCTCGAGTCGGTGATCGAGCGGCAGTAAACCCCGTCAGCGAGGGGCAGACCACCTTCGCGTTCTTCGCGTAGGCGCGGTGGATCGCTGCCGAGTTGTGGCCCAGCGCCACCATCGCCAGCCGCTCCGGCATTTGCAGCTGGAACGCCCGCTCGGCCCAAGCGTAGCGGTAGCTGTGCAGCGTGACACCGCTGATCCCCAGCTGGATACATTTGCGGCGGAAGATGGTGGCGCGATCTTTACTGTCCATCCGCTGGATGGCGGGCAGATAGTAGCCGCGAGTCCTCCCAGCTGCGACCCCCGCCAGCACCCGCTGTAACTCGGGGCTGATCGCTTGAGCGGCGCGGACATTGGTCTTGCACCGATTGTAGGTGATGACCCCGCCGGTCAGCTCCTCGATACGGAGGCTGGCCGCGTCGGACTGCGCCGCGCCCGTCTCCCAGAGAATGTCGAGGAAGCAGCGCCAGCGAATCGTGCAAAGGTTAGAGCGCAACCGGCGATGCTCCTTCTCGGTGATGGCTCTGACGGGTCGCTTGGGTAGTTTTGGCCAGAGCCGCTTCGGTAGTATGGGGTGGGTGAGAAGGCCCATCTCAAGCGCCAAGTTCTGGAGCGTGCCGAGGTAGACTTTGGTCTTGGTTCCCCCGCTGTTAAGGAGGGCGAGGAAGTCGCAGCCGTTGGTCGCCGCGATAGGCAGCTGCTTCAGTTTGTCCCAGCGTTTGTTGCCTAATTCGCGCAGCTTACGCTCCCGTGTGGCAGCGCAGCCGGTCTGGATGAACGTGGAAATGAGTGTATCCCACGTCACGGTATTGATGGTAGCGTTACTCGCATTCATAGTTTGTTTTCTGTTTGTAGTTTGCTTCGCGTTATGTTGTTCTGCCGCATCCGCTGGCTGGCGGGGTAGCCAAGTGGTAAGGCAGGGCTCTGCAAAAGCTCTATCGCCGGTTCGATTCCGGCCGTTCACCGCAGCCAACACCAACCCAACCCCGACACAACGGACAACACAGAAAACAATACCGCCCTCCCGAAAAAAAATAAAACTTTTTTTCAAAAAAGCGTTGACACGGTGTGGCCCACCCCATAATCTCCCTCCCTTGGGAGCGCAAGTGGGGAACGCTTGGAAGAAGAGGAAGGCTATAAAAAATGCCCAACCAACGACACCCAGATAAGGACAGACTTCGCGCTTGGATGTATGCGAAAGACAAAGATGTGCTTCGGCAGATATGCGAGCGTGAGGGAATTGAAATGGGGGATTTGCTATCCGCTCTCTCGGAGATGCACAAAAACGAGAAGAAAGGCTTTATACAAAAATGGCTAAAATAACCACAACACAAGCAGCGGAAGTTCGGTTCGCCGAGGAGCAAATGGAGCGTGACCTCAACCATCACGAAGCAGGCCACAGATGCCTCTGCCTCCTCTGGGTTATTCTGGCCGTGGTGATAACCGGATTCTCTACCGAGCTGTTGAGATCGAAGGCCTCCACCAATCGCGCCATCGCCGCCGAGGCTAGGGCGCTGGTAGCCGAGGCCCGCGCTGAAGCAGCGGAACAGAGGCTGGCCGTTGCCCTCGGCGAACTGGAGAGGGGTACACCAGCCCGATAATTTTTTTTAACATAGGTGTGGCCCACCTTTTACGAGTAGGTGTGGCCCACCCATCAACCAAAATGAAACAAACAACAACAGCAACCAATGTCATCGTGGTGGATAAGAAAGTCCACGGCAGGTTCAAGCGGTGGTGTGTGAAAAACGGATACAAGATGGGCGCAGCTGCGACCAAGCTACTGAAGGAGGCGTCCCGATGATAGTCATTGGACTAGCTGGCAAAAAGCAGTCTGGCAAAGACACCGTGTACGAGATCGCCCGCAAGCAGCTGCCAAAGCTGCGAGTTGGGAGGGCAGCGTTCGCTGACCCGCTGAAGGCCGAGGTGGCTCACGTCACCCAGATGAATGTTAATTTCATCGAGGCCAATAAGGACAAGCTGCGCCTCCTCCTCCAAGCGTGGGGTGCTGACTTCCGTCGGCAGTTTTATGGGCAGGATTATTGGGTAAATGCTATGCGCCACGTCTTGCGAGACGCCGACCAGCACGCCGACGTGCTGTTCATCACCGATCTTCGCTACGAGAACGAGGCTGCATTCGTCCACGAGCTGGGCGGTGTGGTGGTGCGCGTGGATCGGGACAACGGCGGCGATGACACCCACTCCAGCGAAACGGTTATGGATGGGTACGACGGTTACGACCACGCCATCGACAACAACGGCGACAAGAGCCAGCTGGCTGATGCCGTAGCTGCGCTGCTAACTAAATTTCTCCCGTCGAGTGACGGGACAGAAAACACAGAAACAACAACAAGAGAGGAAGATAACTAATATGTTCTTATCAGCAATCGAGTCTGCAAAGACAGAGTTCGAGCCACACCCAAAGGGTGTAGCTAACGGTGTGTGTGTCGAAGTGGTCACACACAATAAGAAGACTGGCGAGCCGTTTACTAAAACGACGAAAGAGGGCGACGTGAAGAATCGAATCATTCTGGTATTCCAGACTGACAAGACTACCACCAAGGAGGACGGCTCCACGGTGAACTGCGCCTATTGGGATTGGCACAATGTGCCGCAGTCCATCTCCAACGAGAACGGCAGCTTGCACAAGCGGCTGAAGGATTGGGAGGTGGAGATCAAAGATTACGCCACCCAAGAGGCGTTCGAGAAGGCGGTCGTTGGTCGGCCAGCAACGCTGGTCTTCACTCACAACAGCGCCGACAACGGCAAGACGTACAGCAATCTCACCAGCTGCACGCCTGTTGACGAGGGAGCGACAGCGTTCGCGGCGGTGGACTACCAAAGCTATAACGACGGAGCGCCCTTCTGATGTTCCTCGCGGCGACACCTTCTCCCAAGAGGGAGGTCAACGGTGACGGAGGCCATTGGTACGAACCCAATGGCGCTCCGTGCCACACCGTTAACGGAAAGGACGGGACAGCTCGCAACACAACTCTCCGAGACGCTCGGAAGTTGGGGCTGTACCCGTCTGTCACCGCGATCACGAAGATCGTGGCTAACCCATCGCTCGACCGCTGGAAGCAAATGCAAATCCTCACGGCGTGCGCCAACTTGCCCATAGTTGAGGGCGACAGCGTGGATGCCTATGAGGCTCGCATTAGGCAGGCGGCCGAGAAAAAGATGATGGACGCTCGGGTGTTCGGCTCGCTGTTTCATTCAGCTATCGACGAGCTGAACGTGACCGGCTACCTCGACTCCAAGTACGACGAGATCAAGCCGTTCGTGAAGCACTACATCGAGTGGACGAGGGACAACCAAGTCTCGTTTGTGAACACCGAGTTTGTTTGCGTCAACAAAAAGCTAGGCTATGCCGGTCAAGTGGACGGTCTGGCTATTGTTAACGGCAAGCTGACCCTGCTCGATTACAAGACGCAGGATGTTAAGAGGAACGCCAAAGGCGAACACAAGCCCAACTACTATGACAGCTGGGCGTGGCAGCTGGCAGCGTACAGCAAGGCTGAATGGCCCAACAAGCCGAAGCGCATCCAACAAGTGATGAGTGTGGTGCTGTGTTCGCAAGAACCGTGCTACCCCATCGTCAAGGTATGGACGCGGGAGGAACTGGCTCGCGCTTGGAAGGTCTTCAAAGCCAGCTGCCACATCTGGCAGGCTACGAAGAAGTTTGATCCTGCCGTGAACGCGGAACTGGTGTCCAATGGGAAAAGCGCAGAGAGAAAAGGGTAAGCGCGGCGAGCGCCAGCTCCGCGACTTGCTGCGTGCTGCCGGTTTCGATTCGGCTTACCGCACGCAGCAATTCAGCGGGGCGTGTCCAGAGGGGTCTGCGGACGTTAAGTGTCCGCAGCTCCCCTCCATTCATTGGGAGGTTAAAAACGTCGAGAGGCTGTCAATATGGCCCGCTATGACCCAAGCGTTGAACGACGCAGCTGCCGGTCAGACGGCGGTGGTGGCTCATACAAAGAATAACTGCGGCTTCCTCATCACCCTACCCGCAGAGGATTTCCTAGACATACTCCGGCGCAGCGATCTGGTGGTTCAACCCGAGCCGAAGAACCTCAAGCTGGAGAGTTTGGAGGTGGTTCAATGACCCTCCGTCTGCCTGACGAGATAGCTAACTCTCGAGAGATCACGGCGGGCGCAAAGCTGGTGCTTGCCTTCACAATTTCCAACCCGCTGACCTCGAAAAATGAGGCGGCGAAAGCCCTCGGGATGAGCCGCTCAAGTCTGTTCAAATCCCTCTCCGATCTGAAGAAAAAGGGCGTGTCAACGAGTCCACCCGAGTGGACTACCGAGTCCACCCGAGTGGACTATAGTCCACCCGAGTACACCCCACACCCTAGTAGTGTATGTAAAGGTAGCGGTGGGGTAGAAAAAAAACATACAAAATCTTCAACCCAAAAAGCTACCGCTTCTCCTCCGACGCAGGAGGAGGTGGAGGGGTACGCCGCGAGCAAGGGCCGAGAAGATTTGGTGGCAGATTTTTTTGCCAAGTACGACGCCGACCGATGGATGGTCAACGGTGAACCGATGGCCAGCTGGAAGCGAATGTTCGACGGCTGGGCCAGACGCCGCCCGAAGGAAGCGCAACCGACCCGCCGGAAGCGCACGCTAGAGGAGGCGCTGTACGACGTGGACAAGACCTACTGAATGAAATTACTACTACAAATCATATTCCTAACTGCTACTATGAACCTAAACCAAACCATACCCAACGACCGTGACGCCGAGCGCGGACTGATCGGAGCCTGCCTAGCTGGCAAGTTCGACGATGTCCGAGCCGCCGGTGTCGGAGCTGAACACTTTTTTGACATCAAATGCGCCAGCATCTGGCGCACGATGAACGAGCTGGATGCCGAGAGGGAGTCGGTCAGCTCGGACGCGGTGCTGCACCGAGCCAAGGCTGCCCGCGACTACAGCGTGACGGACGTGCTGGACACCGAAATGGCCTGCCCCTCGCCATCTAACTGGACGTATTTCGCGGGCATCGCGGACGAGAAGCGTAAGGCCCGACGAGTGATGGAGGTGGGGCAACGGTTGTCCGAGCAGGCGGCAAGGGCCGAGTCGCCCGAGCAGCTGGTGAGCGAGGCCGAGGCCACCATCTTCGGGCTGAACAGCAGCATCACGGCGCAGAAGGACACACGCGGCGAATCGTTCCAGCGGGTGGTGGGCATTCTGGAGGAAGCCCACCTCGGCGGTCAGATCGGAGTGCCGACAGGCATCAATGATCTGGACAGGGTGATCGGAGGGATGAGGGGTGGCCAGCTGATAACTCTGGCAGCTCGGCCAGCCGTGGGTAAAAGCGCGATGGCGTGCAACATCGCTGAACATCTGGTGATGAGCGGTACGCCGGTGGCTTTCTTTTCGTTTGAAATGTCGGACGATGAGCTGAACCTCCGAATGCTCTGCTCGCTGTCCGACACCAACCTCATCGGCGACGTGGTGAACCGCAACGTCACCGACAAGGCGACCCGCGAAAAGATATTGGTGAAGGCCGCAACCCACGCACCCAAGCTACGCGCCGCACCGCTGTTCATTAACGACAACGGCAACCTCACGGTCGCCCAAATCGCCAGCCACTCCCGCCGTCTTGTCCGCAACCACGGCATCAAGGTCATCATCATCGACTATATGCAGCTGGTGCAACCCTCGCCTCACGACACGAAGGCGCAGCGCCACGTTCAAGTCGGCAACATCACCCGAGGACTGAAGCAGTTGGCGATGGAGCTGAATGTTCCCGTGGTTGGGTTGGCCCAGCTGGGGCGTCAGGTCATTGACCGGCCACGGCTGGCCGATCTTCGCGAAAGCGGGAGCATCGAGCAGGATAGTGACGTGGTGTTGTTCCTCTATGTTGACGATCCAGATATGCAGAGCGGCCCCAATATGTTGGTGAAGCTGGCCATCGGAAAGAACAGAGCTGGCCGACAAGCTGAAGTTGATTTGGTGTTTGTCCGAAACAAGCTGCGCTTTGAGAGCGCATACAAAGTCGAACACGAGAAGTGGTTGAACGAAAGGAAGAAGCAGCTGGAGGCTTGAGCAAAGTGGCGAAGCTGGCGCTCGCGCTGTTCGGCGGGAAGGTCGTGCCGCTTTGGAAGATGAAGAACATCCCCGACTGGGATGACTTCATCGACAGTTGGCCGTCGAAGAATAAGAAACACAGCGAGCAGCACAAGCT